GGTTGCTATTAAAATGTATGGTACGGTTGCAGTTGATGATGCAGGATATGCACTCTCATCTACGATGGTTACTTCTACACCTGGACTAATAAGGGCCATTATAAACCTCCTTTGTTAAGTTCTAATTTGATTTGTTTAAGTTGTCTTTTTGTTAAATTAAGTGATTCCATACATTCCTTATGTGTTTTGTAGGTGATACCGTATAGTGCAATTGTTGTAGCATTGCCGTTATTGCTACCTTTTCTGCTATCACCTATAGTATCTCTTATTTTTTGTTTAGTTTCTTCTGTATGTTCTTTGCCATAGAACCCATTCCTGTTACCTTTTAACCCAAAACGCTCATTGCGTTCTACTTGAGTCAATTTGTCTATATTTTCCTTCCAAGTTGCAACACGTTGTGAAACTACATTAGGGTCTTGCTTTATTCCTTTCATTGAAATACTTAATGCTTTCTTATGCTCTACTGTTTTAGGAACTCCTGATAAAATTTGGGACATTTTTATGCCAATTTTTTTATTGACAATTGTTCCTAAATTACCGCCCTGTCCACCAAGAGCAATATTATAATTATTGGAATCACATACTACTCCCTCGGTGATAAGTTCACTTTCTTTATTATTCATATCTTGTTCATTATCAAAAATATATAGTACCGTCTTTTTAAAATTGTCAATTCCGTATTTTTTTATAGCGCGACCAATTAACAACCCACTCCCTAAGTAATCATCGTTTACATTAGTAGTTTGATGTTTGCCGTAATAGTATTTGCCATTAACTAAATTTATAGTTTTGTATATTGTATAAAATTCTGCTGACACTTTACTCCCTAATCTATAAATTATTATTAAAACTATTTATTTGATTTTGTGATATTAGAGTGTTTGTAAGTACCTTTTAAACCTTTGTAATCTTTTATTATGCTAATTAATTAACATAATAAATAAAATTATCATTACAAAGGTATCTTTGATATGGCTAGAAAATCAGAAGGACAGAAAGAACGAACAATTTGTAGTTGTGGTAAAAGACCTATCGCAATCAATTATAAAAAGGATGGCATTACTCATTATCGTTCTATATGTAGTACTTGCTCAAAGAAAAAATCGTCTTCTAAGAATAAAAACTTTAAAGGTTATATGAAGAAGACGACCTGTGAGAAATGTGGGTTCATCGCGCCTTACCCAGAGCAGTTAGATGTATATGTTATTAATAATAATCCAATGATGGTTATGAACTTGAAAACTGTGTGTTTAAATTGCTCACTTGAATTGCAACATACGCAAAAATGGCCACAAGGCGACCTGATTGCCGATTACTAACCTATATGTGTTATATTCAGTCTTCTAATTGTATCTTGTAATATATTAATCTGATTTATACAGTCTTCCAACGCATGGTGACTATTTCCTAATTTTTTCGTTGGATTCATTTTAATCATAGTTCTACAATCTAATATATTCCAAAATTGCCACGGGTGTGAATACCCATAATCCTTATAAGCATTTTCCAAAATAGGAATATCAAATCCAACACCCTGTGACCATACATGTTTTGATTTTCTAACAAGTTTAGATAATTCACCTAACGCAATATTTAATGGGATGCGATTATCCTCACCAAATGCTTCTTCCTGTGCATTTTTATGTTGTTTTGACCACCACTTCAACGTTTGTTCACTTTCGTGACGAGTTGGTTGTGATTCCACATCTATTCTAGAATAGAATGTATGTTGTGTGTATATGTTATCTGAAAATGGGTCAAACCCAATTGCACCAATATTTAAAATAATAGCGTTTTGTTCAGTACTGAGTGTTTCTATGTCAAGCATCAAATCCATTAGTACAATTATACATTGAACTTATATGATATGCTATGCTATTTGAAATTACCGAACTATTGTTTTTAGTTTATCTTTTCTTCTTCTTTTTTATTTTTCTTGGTGCTGTTGCTTTATTCATTTTACGAATAAGTTTAGATATAGGATTTATCTTTTTGGTTTTTTTTGATTTACGTGCTTGTGCTTTTGATGTTCTAGCACGGGTTATCTTCATTCTTGCACGTTGTGCGTAGTCCAATGGCTTGCCACAATCTCTAGCATCGGGTACAGTTCGGTTTGCTCTGAATCCTGAAGTACAACGCCATGCTAACTTGGGTCCTTTCTTGGTACTTTTCCACACCATACGGTGCTCGTTAATACCTTCTGTTATTTCATTAATTTTCATTATCCGATTACCCAGTACAATGGTTGTGAGCCATCTGTAAAGTTCTTCAAGTCTTCAATCAACTGCATCATTTCAGCAGTTGCTTCTGCTTTAAGTTGCGAACCATTCAATGCTGTTCCGCCTTGCGGTCCACTAATACTAGCAAACTTCTCACGTGCTTCGCCCATGATTTGTTTTGCTGAACTGTACGTGTATTCTCTAATCCACTGACTTGTTTGGAAATCCTGCAACAATGTAGTTTCTAACTTGTTGTTGTACGTCCAAAGCAAAATTACCTCTCCGTCGCCTTTTGGGTTTCTAATTAAGCGCAGTTTACGAGATACTGGCTCGTACGTGTAATTCATGTACGCACCAAACATTCTAGCCGCCATTTCTACGTACTCAGTGTAGAGTTCGTACGTTGCTAACCCGCCTGTATGTGTGAAATTAAGGAGATAAACGTTCAGTGTTGCTGAACTAAAGGGGTCGAAACTCGTAGAAGATGACCCGTTTGAACTTCCCATTGTACGTCTAAATACTTGCCTTACGTGCGTAATACCCTCAGGAAGTGTGTATTCGTTAACGCCTGCTTGTAACTCTACCCAAGTATAACTTTCTTCAGTAGCGTTTTGTGCGCGTTGTCTATATGTGCCTAATGCATTTTTGTATGCAATTTCGTAATGTGATGGGTCTAATTCTAAATCGATTATGCCTTCACCTAAGCGAAGGGCAGTGTAATCAAATATATCTTGTTTTAGTTCAGTTAACGTTGGCATATGACAAACTCTTAATGTTTATCATATATTTATGCTAAAGGTTTGTTAGTTTGGTTTCATTAACTCTCTCATTCAACTTCTACTTCACGCATATCAATATCCTGCAAATCATAACCCTCAAGTTCGTATTCATCCACCAACTCCATCGCTTCATCTTTGGTTAGGTGACCAAAGGTGTCACTTACTAGTTCACCAAATACATATACAGCATAATACCTCTCCACATTAGAGTCTTCCACTTCGTTAATTTTGTTTAAATCATTTCTGATGCTTTCTTGTAAGTTCATAGTTAATGCGTAATGTTATATAGTTAGTGTATTTATCAATAGTTCATCTGCTCTGCTCTATGGTCAACTGACTGTTGTTTCCATGTTGCTAACTCGTCTTGTGTCATTACCTGAGTTATTATTAATGAAATTCGTAAACTCATCCGCGTTGTCGTCTGTGTACGCCAATGCGTTTCCTGGTCCGACATTAAGTGTAGAATATATTCTATTTGATAATACCCATCTTTCGTGCCCGATTGAACCAGCAGGTGCCTTGTCCCAACCATGCGCTTTCATATAACCAATTTCCTCCTCTAGTGGGAATACCAATGTGCTTAGTATATCGGAAGTTTTTTGGAGCATGTCATTCGCTGACACGTTCTCTTCGTTAATTTTGTTTAAATCATTTCTGATGCTTTCTTGTAAGTTCATGTTATTTTCCATGTTAAATTACTATTGTTGTATTTATGTTTTTATGTTAATAGTTGAGTTGTTCTGCTCCGTGGTCGTGTTCTTTACGTTCCCAATTAGCAACCTCTTCTTGTGTCATTACAGTCAAACTCCACGGACCTTCTGCGTACTCTTGTACATCTTCTACTAACGTAGCAAGTGCATCTAAAGTAGCATCAATCTCAGTTAAACTAGTTGATTCAAATTGGTCACAATCTCTGCCCCAACGCTCAACTGACATTTTGCCATTGGCACTGTTGTCTTCAATAAGTTTGCGCCATGCCCAAACGTTATCCTTTGACTCCATAGTAATTGTACGATTATGCTTGGCGTGTGTGCGTCTTGCAAATTCTTGTTCTTGTTCTTCGTATGTCATGTCATTTCTCCTATGCTTTGATGTATTGATTTTCAATCGCTTCATTTGAGTATTCCATTAGCGTTTTATTCGCCTCCCAGTGAATATCACGCTCAATACCCAAATTAAACGGAAGTCGAACCTGTTCCAACTCCTGTAATGCCACGTTCCCTAATTCGGGGCATCCAACACCTAAGTCACACAAACCAAACATAATACCATGTTCATCCATGTCTGTGATTAACCAAGTCCCTACGCCTGTTGGGTTAAAAAACTTAACAACAGGTTTAACACTTCTTGAAAATTTCTCACCCCCGAGCATATTCTCTTCTTCTTGTTTGATGTAATTACTTCTAAGTTTCTTTTTGATTTCGTTAGTTAATAGTTTCATGTTATTGTCCTTTTTTGTTTTTGTTAGGTGTATTATACCATGAATAAAATTAATATGTTGAATTTATTTCAAAACTGCTCTAACATTCTTTGGTGCATTTCTTATCGTACCATAATGTGACTTAACCATGTCACGTACTATACGCTTTGCTCTCGCGAATCGGTAACTAACTTCGGTCATAGAACGTTGCTCTTCATTTAGTACCTTGGTAATTCGAATTGGGTGTTCAATTAATATGAGTTGTGTCCACTTACGACCTTCCTTGACGATGATGCCATGTCTGACCCCTTGATTCGAATTGTACTTAACTACTTTCATGCTACCTCCTTAACTAAAACTCTGTAATGTGCTTTTTGAATGTTGTATCCACCTGCGATAATAGAATAAACATTTACCCTTGCTTCTTCGCCGATTACCGTGCCGTTAATTGAACCGTCTGTTCCGATAGTTAAATTAACATCTTTAATTTCGCCTGACTTCTTTTCAATTCTAGCAATAAACTGCACTTTCTTCGATTTAACTTCTTTATCAAGTAACTTATCTAAGAACTGTGTGCCACGCTTTTGATTGTAATCGTAATTTATATTTGACAAAATATATAAATCTGACTTTGTTTGTTTTTTGTTAAATGCTTTAAGTGCATCCTGTGCTTCTACGTACTTTGGTTCTAAAACTTGGTTACCACTTACTGCATTATAATTGTACTTTTCCATCAACTTCCATCTAGCATCATGTAACTTACGTTGCTCGTTATATAATTCCGTGTAGTAAGTAAATGATGCTTCTCTCCATGTTGCTAAGAAAGTGTCGATTGCTTGTGTGTTTTGCATTTTTGTAATTCCTTTTTTTATTCTTATACTGCGTATTATACCATAAAAAAGTGATTTGTGCAAGTATATTT